GTGGTATTAGAGTTCAACATTATTATACAGTAGGTCCAGCAGTCCAAGCAAAAGGTTTTGGATGGGGATTAGGATCTTGGGGTGGTGAAGCAGCTGGAGCAAATACAACTACTCTTAATGGTGCAATCAATAGTTCTGTAACATCTCTTACACTAACAGATGCTTCGCAGTTTCCAAGCTCTGGAACTAATTTTATTATTATTGGTAGTGAAGAAATTTCTTATACTGGAATTACTGATAATACACTTACAGGTTTAACGAGAGGAGTTGCAGGAACAACAGCAGCTTCTCATAGTGATGGAGCAACTGTTACAGATTCAACTGACTATATTGCATGGGGCGAAGCAGCATCAGGAGATTTAATTATTGAACCTGGTATGTGGTCATTAGATAATTTTGGAGACAAAGCCATTTGTTTAATTCACGATGGTGCATGTTTTGAGTGGGATTCTTCTCTATCAAATGCAACAGCAACAAGGGCTACAATTATATCAGGGGCACCAACAGCATCACGTCATATGTTAGTATCTACACCTGATAGACACTTAGTATTTTTTGGAACAGAAACAACTATTGGAACACCATCGACACAAGATGATATGTTTATAAGATTCTCGGACCAAGAAGATATAAATACTTATATACCTACAGCAACCAATACAGCTGGTACACAAAGATTGGCTGACGGATCACAGATCAGAGGAGCAATCAGAGGTAGAGATGCAATCTATATTTGGACTGACACAGCATTATTTACACAACGTTTTGTTGGTCAACCATTTACGTTTGCGTTTACACAGGTTGGAACTAACTGTGGACTTGTTGGAAAGAATGCATGCGTAGAAGTTGATGGTGCTGCATATTGGATGTCAGAGAATGGTTTCTTTAGATATGCTGGTAAACTAGAATCACTACCATGTTTAGTAGAAGACTTTGTTTATGACGATATAAATTTAGAATCTGGAAATCAAATGGTATCAGCTGGATTAAATAATTTATTTGGTGAAGTTATGTGGTTCTATCCAACATCTACATCTTCTGTTGTAAACAGAATGGTTGCATATAATTATTTTGATTCATCACCTCAAAGACCTGTTTGGACAAATGGAACTTTACCTAGAACTATGTGGAGAGATTCTGCTGTATTTGGTTTACCTCATGCAACTCAATATGATGCTGACACAGATACATCTTTTGATGTGGTTGGTAATACAGATGGGATAACAACATATTATGAACATGAAATAGGAACCGATCAAAATAAGAATGGAACAATAACTGCAATTACTTCTAATATATCTTCTGGAGATTTTGATATTACACAACAAAGATCGGCTCAAGGAACACAAACAGGTGTTGCAACATTTAGAGGAGATGGAGAGTTTCTTATGAAGATA